CGTGTTGCCATGACCGCTCCAAGGTTGGAATATCATCCCTTGCGTTTCATTAACTGTAACTTGATTAAAGTTGCCCCAAATCAAACGGGCATATTGAGTCTCAGTAGATTTGCTATCCTTCTGGTCAGTTACATCATGCTCATGCTCAGATAAAAATTGCAGGATGGGGTTCTCAAGGAAGCTGATTGTACCCGTACTAAGGTCTTTGGTATAGGTGGTATGGGGAACCAACAAATCATTTATCCGCACATCCTTGATTTCTTGAGTCGCTCCCTCGTTGAACATGAAATCGTAAGTGTCCCGATCTTCCCAAGCCAAGTCGCCCTTTTTGTGGTCGGTAGTAGCCCCGGAGCAGCCGGTCAGATTATGGAGCGTGGCGTCCCGTCCGGTATAGGCGATAGTGTCTGATCCGATAATGATATTGCCGGTGTCGGGGAAGCGGGAGACATCAGATAATTTAAGCGTGGTATCGGTGGAAGTATAGTCCTCCCTTAACTGATCAGATGCGCCGATGCCAACGGCCAGGCCTAGGCTTTTTTCAACTTCACCCCAGACTATCGGTTTGATCTTACCGATAACGGCCTCAGCCGCGGCAGGATAATCAGATGCCAATATCCTAGTCCCCACCAGCTTCTCCTTACTGACCCCGGACACAATATCAAAACTGAATTGCTCTTCGTTCCATTCCACCGGCCCCTGTACGACTCCCCTGAACAGCAATTCTTTTTGATCGGCAGGCACACCTGCAAACCATTGATACAGGCGTGCTTCAGCTTGTTCGATGTCCGCGCTGGCTAGGTAGTCGCTGAAAGGCGACGTGTCCGTGTTAACCAGCACCACCCGACAATCGCCGATGTCGGGCGTATCCAGTTCGCCGGAAATCTTGCTGTAAATTCGGTCCGGCCATTGACGCACCCAGCCGGTATAGGTATCGCCGCCGACGGTCAAATCCCGGTCGGCTATAAGCAGCGTGCCCACCGGCGCGGGGAAATCTATCTCCAAAAGATTGATCGGGGTAGTTCCCCGCTTGAGATATTCGTCAATAAATGGTGTGCGGATATGCGTCGAGACCACGCACTCAATCGGGGCCGGAGTGATGACAACCGATCCTAAGACGACAGTCGGCCCGCTAGTCGCCGCCATCGCCGAAGCCGGATCGGGAATCAACGAAACCGAACCCTCAAGCTCAACGGTCGGATCGACAGCAGCCGCCACGCACTCGACCGGGGCGGGAGTTATAACCACAGAGGGATAAATTATATCGACGGTGGGATCGACGGTACTTGCAACCGCCGAGGCCGGCGCCGGAGTAACTGCAACCGAGCCTAACGCCACGGTCGGATCGATTTTACCGGCAACCGCGCTGGCCGGAGCAGGACTAACCAGCGTGGTTACGCTTACCGCGGGATCGACTTTCGCGGCCACCACGGAGGCCGGAGAGGGTGTGTAGGCCATTGAGCCTAGAACTATAACGGGGTCAACCTTAGCGGCGACACAACTGATTGCGGCGGGGGTTATGGTTATGCCCGCAACGGCAGTGTAGGTGACATATATCGACAGTTCTCTATCGTAATAACTCGGACTGCCAAATGGGTCAGCCAGCCCGTCTGAATAGGTATCGGCCGCTAATGCTGTCTGACTAGTCCCACCAGCATCGTAATAAGTATTGACAGCAAAGTTCATTTGAACGCATAGCCAGTAAACCGTATCCGGTGTTAAGGTAGGCTTAGTGGAATAGGCGACGGAATACCATTGAGCTGGATTCTGAGCGACGTTTGAATTGATTACAATTTCGGAATTGGCTACCAGCGCGTCGGGCGCGCCGCCGTTATCCGTATAGATGCCGCCCCGGATAGCATAATCGCTGCCCGCAGTAGTCCGGTTAGCATAAACCCATATCTCATCAACATCGCCGATGTCTGAGGGAGCGGTAAATTTACAGGCCCACTTGTAATTGCTAAGGCCACCTGATATAGACCCTCCGATGGCGGTTTTGCCGTAATTCGCCACGCCTTAAAGCTCCTCTCGGAGCGTCAGAGACACATCAAATATCCCTGGGGCGATCTCCTCCCGGCGCAGACTCTCATTGATATAGCGGACGGTATGCGCGTTGCTATCTTCGTCGTTGTAAGTGAACGTATTGAGGCCATAACTGATAGTAGTGCGGATGAAACTGAGCAAATTATCCTTGGCGGTTTCCAGCAGTCGGAAATGAAGCTCGAAGGTCTGCCGCTCGACGCCTTTATCATAGACATATAATTGGCCGCCATCGGTCTCGCCCTGCACTTGCATGGAGATATGCTCCCGCACGCCCGGGAACAGCGGATTGCGGCCCGGGGTCCAAGTTGTTGCTCCACTGACAAATGTTATTGCCGCCATATATCACCTGATATTAATATTTATGCCACTACGACTGCTTAATTGTCTAAGCTCAGGAATAATGCTGTCTCTAACAAATTGCCTAAAGCCTCCCTCCCCCACCATATTACCATTGACAGTGAAATTGAGATTAACTGGAGAAGCATTCACTTGACCGGATACGTTTCCCCGGACATCGGGTGCTCTCTGAGAACGCAAAAGCCGCTCCCCCCAAGCGATTGTTTCCTCAACAGATTTTCTGTAACCGGCTAAGCGCGGATTAATCATACTAGCCGCGACACTGGCTGACATAGCGGCAGGCCCCTGCCGAACCAGAAATTCATTCAGTAGATCGGCTTCTTTCGTTCCCTTGATAAATTGCTCCAACCGCTCTAACGAGAAAGTGGCCGCCGTGCCGATTTGACTTACCCTTTCCGCCATTGTGCCATAGCTGTTGGATAGTTCATCGACAACCGGCTGCTGCTGCCTCAGTTTGTCGGTTAGATCAACCGCGGCACTGCTACCGCTGAGAACCGAATCAACCCATTCATCTATCCCGCCGCCGAGCTTGGGCGTCATCTCGACGCTATTGAGTTTATTAATTCCTTCCAGTAACGCGCCGATAGACTCATTGCCTTTCCAGTATGAGTCCCACAATTTGTCCAGCGCGGTTACATTGGCGTCTGCTTTTGCAGGCACTTCCCCAAACATCTTAACCAGATCAACCGTCTTTCCGGTCACCGCGAATATCTGTGCTTCAAGCGCGCCCGCGCTCTGCTTGAATTTCTCCAGCGCGTCGCCGGAGAGCTTGCTTGAATTAGCGAGCTTAGCGAAAAAACCGCTGATGGTTTCTTCGCGCGCCGTGCCGGATACCGCGCTCAATGCCTGTCCAAGATCAGTAATCATCTTCTTGATCGTGTCAACCGCCTTCAATTCGGGCAGTTCAAAACGGAAGGAATCGGCAACCTCTTTATTCTTGTCAATAATTTTATCCAAGTTGCCAACAAATTCATCAAAGCTACTCTGTTTCCCCTCGAACGCGGCGGTAAGATTTTCTCCCATAATTTCCATTTGCTGAGCTAATTCTGCGATTGGAGCTTCAACTGTCAGAGTGTCCAGCCATTGTTTTTGTGCGTCAACTTCCTGCTGTAAGACCTTCCCATATTCATCAATAGCTTCATTGACTCCTTTGATTGTCTCCGCCGACTTTTTCTGTTCTCCTATTGCGGCATCAATAGCAGCCAGATCCGCGGCCAGCTTCTGATAATTTTTGGTCTCAAAAGCCTCCGCGAAAGCCAGCTCAACCGCCTTGACAGAATCCCTGTAGGCATCAAGATTTTTCCCACCGCCTTGTAATAGACCAGTTATGAGTTGTATGCTGGATACAACCGAAGCACCACCGACCCGCGATGCTAAAGTCCACGCATCGCCGAGGGTCTCCCAAGCGGCTGATGTCCACTTTGTTTCATCCGTAGTTTTACGCAGTTCACCAGCTAAAAAAGATATGGTCTGTAAAACCCCACTACCGGCTTTAACCCCAGCCGCGCTTATTTTTAAGGCGATCTGAAGTAGTTGAGGCATATTCTGTTCGATCTCTTTCAAAGCCGACAGCACTCCCTCCTTAAGATCGTCGGCGATCCTGGTAACTGTCTCTTTGTTTTTTTCAACCCAATTTTCCATATTCTCGATAAGCGGCGTGATCCCCTCTTTAACGATTGATTTGAAGGCGGGTAATAAAGCTCCCCCCACCGCGGCGTTAAACCGGCCGGCCGCGTCGGACATGTTCGACAAAACACCTGTCCATGTTCCAGCCAGCTTATCCATACCACCCTGGTAACGTTCGTTCCAAATCGCCAACAACGTTTTTCGGATAATTGCATCGCTGTTTTCGACAGCAATATTTTTTATTTCACCTTGAGCGGTGGCCCAGGTAAAGACGGCCTCTTTCCCTTCCCGCTTGAGTTGGATACCCAAACGCCGCAATACCTCAGTTTCCATCGAGACCAGTGCCAGCGCGACATCCTGAATATTTTTGCCCATCGCGCCCGCGGTGTCGCCGACTATCCGCAGAGTATCCTTGCCGGTTATGCCTACCGACTTCAGCATGATTTGGACTTGAATCAGCTCGGGAATTTCAAAGGGAGTCGTGGCCGCGAATCTAATCAATTCTTTAAGAGTCTTTTGGGCATTGGCCGCACTACCCTCGATGGTTTCCAACTGAGTGGCGAATCCCTCCATTTGCCCACCAGCGCTGATAAACCCGCCGACAACTCTCGTAACACCGTAAATCGCGCCACTGACCGCCGCTACAGCCGCGCCGATGGCTAACCAGTGTGTCCGAATAGTACCGGCCGCTCGACCGAACTTTGACCCTAATGATTCAATATCCGAACCCGCCGAATGGGTGGCGCGGTTAAAAGCGGATTCCATATCCTTGCCCGTGCGCTTAGCCGTGCTGTCCACATTGTTGAAAACTTTGTTGACGGTTTTCTCGAAGCCGGTAAGCTTAGCTGTACCTCGATCGGTTATGCTGAGTTCAATTTCAATCCCTGTAGCCATTGGTCTCCCTTAGCTCATTTAAAACGGCATGAATGACAATCAACTTATCAATAAGCTCTCTTAACTCTATCCGGGTCAGTCTGGGTTTGTACGCGGTCATGACCAACTCCCACGTTCCGGTATCCCGAACAAAGCCAGATGTAAGCAGAGAGTAGAGCCGGACCGCCTCGCGGTTACCTGGATGCAATGAGGGGAGATTGCACTTGGCGCAGTCCGGCTCCCATGCACCTTCTTCTTCATCCTCGATCTTGCGGCAGTTTTCACAACTCACCCCGGGCCGAGCACGGCGAAACTTTATGTAGTCGGTAAGTTTTTTAGTTCGCCCTCATCACTCACCGTATCCATCGCAGCTTCCAACAATTCCACCAATACCCGCTGAGGAAGCCTCTGCTTATTCTCCCTGTTACATTCCACCCCCTCTTTAGTTACCGGGTGAATGACGTTCTCCCAGGAGATGATAATATGGTCAATCAGATCCTTGCGCCGCTCGTTGTCATTTACCTCAATGATAGGATTGCCTGTTCGGTCCCGGCCCTTCTTAATCGTGTGCTTGCGCTCTAGCCGGTCAATGGTCTCCTGATCCACCCGGCGGAACATGATACGGCTCCCAGCAAACTCTTTAACCAGCTTCTCATCCTGGTCGATTATCTCAATTGCCATAATATCCCCCCCATTTTCATGAAAAGAGTCCCCCATAATTAATAAAATGCCTTCCCAACAGGTCCCATTGCTTGCAAGATTTAACAAGGGGGATTCTTTTAATCTTACCCCTCCAAGAAGAATTTTTCACTCTAACTTTCCTCCCTATTTATATCTGTCAAAATAACTCATACATAGTCTAAAGCAAAGGATTAGTAGCCAACTTGTTAATAACCTCAATATAGAACGGTCCTCGGTCAGTCATGCCGGTGGGATTACTGGCAGCCTTTATCGCCTCAAAAGTAACACTCTCGACTATTTTTCCTGCACTGCTTAACGGCGCGCTGCCCTCTACCGGAATCAAATGCGGGAGAGAGATACGAAAATCATAATCGTACGCAGTACCTGCCTCAATACCAGAGTCGAAATAGATGTCTGCTTTCTTCGCCGTTCCGAGACGTAAATCATTAAGAAATGCGTCGGTAGTATATTCATCAACCCCGACTTCGAGTCTTACGTCAGGAACCGCATCCCCAGTCGGTTCGAGAACTGTGGTCTGGCCTAGTACGTGTAGCCCAGACTTGGGTCGGTTATAGGTCAACGTGAACCGGCTGATATTGACTACATCCCCCACTCCCAACGCTCCACCGCTCTGAGCGTTTATCCGGAATGTAGCCTTATCGAATAAGAGCCGCAATGCGTTGGTCGCATAAGTAACAGACGCCAATGATGTATTGACGGGCGACCCATCATTGGAACGGACCAAATCATCGGCGATCATGTTGAAGGTAATCTGCGCCGGTTGACCCGCCTCGCAAGTGATAACGAATCCATGTGTCTTGACCGAAGGGTATTCCCAGATAGAGACACCTTTATCAATCGCCAGCGTCCCGAAAAGGCCGGTCAAGGTATTACTCAATTTCCAGATATGTTTCCAAGCTAGAGTACCTCCTTGCTGAATAGGCGAGCCCGCCGTGCCCATCGCGATGGCGATAAGGGTATCCAACCCCTGGTAGCGCAAGAATGCACTAATATCCCCAGCAAAATCCACATTGCCAAGATCAACATTTTCCATGAAATAATGAGCCAGTTCCTCATTTCTAAGATGTTCTCCAGATTTAAGGGGCAGTCCTTCGCTCAGAATGTAAATACCTTTGCCCGCCGCGTTCGCTGAGACCGCCGTTCCCCAGGTTGTCCCCTGTGCGAAAGCAGCTATTATATCACGCCCAGTAGTCATAACGTTTACCTCCTCGTTTGGTCGATTTTATTTCCTCTACTTGCTCAACTCGTTTAAAGAGGTCGCCGGATATATTAAACTTATCCGGGACATCAATAATCTGGCCCAGTTTCAACTCCCCGAATATGGGATGGTAACCAGGGCTGGGATGAATCACTTTTACTTTCACCAGGTAACATCCTCCTCTATTTGCAAATTCAATTCACAGTAATGGCAAAGCACATCTCCGAATGTTCTTTGCTCCACCACCACGACAGTCGGGGGCGTAACATGAAATACGGCCCCACCTAGATCAGCATCCTGCCGAACAACGGTGCAGATACTCTCTATCAAATCCTGAAAAGTTTTCTCACTAGCCACGCTGTCATCAAGCGAATAAAAGCCATTAATAACAAAGGTGTGAAATCTATAAGTCTGCGTAGCTGCATGTTCCTCTTCCCGAGTGGAACGTCGAATTATCTGCCAACCATTGATCACCGAAGTGCCAGGCTTCTTATAAAACGACAGATAAGTCGCCCAATCCTTGGCATGGCGTTCATAGTCATGAACAATACCCATGCCGGATACTCCTTCCACCAATGTTTTCAATGCCACTCGAATACTTGATAAGCTCATTCTGACAACCTCTGGGTGATTATCCGCTTGATGACGTTTTCTATCACCTGCTTAGCACGCGGCCAACCAGCTTTGATACCTTTGTCGAACATATGACGGCCTTCAATGCCCGCCCGAGCAATCTTGCGGCTAACTAAAAAAGCGATCGACCGAATATCTTTCTGATTGCTGATACGAAGCTTTCTTCTTACCCATAGCTGCATCGGGCCTGGCGGCGGGAATTTGCCTGGACCCCGTCCATATTCCATAACCGAGGCGTAAACCACCGGCGATGCCAATACACCTTTATCCGGCCCGCGTCCTAAGAATACGACGCTGGCCCGAAGTCGACCGGTATTGACCGGAGTCAATTTTTTAATCTGAGTAACCAGCAATTCACCCCCGACTTTCAACCCTTGTTCTTTCGCCTCAGCTATTATCCGAGGGCCTTCGGGTAGCCGACCTAAACTCTTAATCTGCATACTGATATTAAATGGCATCCCTATCTCCATTTCCGTGGATGAAAAACAAAATCTGCGCCCCAGGCGAAACGGGTATCCATATCCTGAATTGCAGACCCGGCCTTGACCGGCTGATCATCACCTTTGCCTAAATGGTTTCGGTATAATGATTCATATTCCTTGGCCAGGTCAATGTACTGCTGCACCTTGCTTGACCAGTCCACACTATCGGCCCCGATGGTGGATTCGCTGGATTGGGTATGTTTCGCAGCCAGGGCCCTTAGACATAAGCTTGCAGTCAAATGGCAAAATGCCTCGCCATCT